GCATGACTTAAGCGAGGACAAATCCAAGTGCTCCAGATTCAAGCTCATGTCAAGGTGGTCCGGTGGCACTAGGCCTTCTAGAGTTGTGATCCCGGTAATGTTGCTGATTTGCACCTGATCATACTTGTTCTTCAGCACGTAGCCGGTCCGCTTTGAGCGCTTTAGCGACGAGACGTCCTTTTCAAAGGCACCACGGGTGCCTTCATGCAGTTGGATGAGCTTCATAGTTGGGCGTAGTCGGCGAAGCCGGCGTCGATGAGTTCTTCTTGGCAGTCGAGCAACGCGGCTCGACCCTTGGTGTTGGGGAGGTACTTCTTCATGATTTCTTCGATCCGGTCGTCGACGGCGTCATCACCGTAGATGTGGAAGCGCTCAAGACCTGGAACCAGCAGGACGCCGAGAATGTGCGAGGTGATTGGATTACAGGCAACGCTCAGCTCCTCGCAGTGATCAAACATGCGCTCTACACCCTTGAGGTTAGTGATGCGGCCCCAATCTGCATTGAAGTACTTCACCTTACGTGGTGCGCCCTTGATCGTGATAAGTTCATTGAGGCTCGCGTTGTAGAGCTCATCACATTCCACCGGGCCACCTTCCAGTGAGGTTAGCTTGTTGCCGGAAAAGTCAGCATTGACCACTTTGCGTGGAACGCCATAGCCAACCAAGGTCTTCAGCTTGAAGTTCTTGAAGGTAAGCGTGGCGTCGTTGCCATCATCTGCAATGGAGGCCTTGTAGTCCTTGATTTCCTTCGCAACCCGCTCTTTGAGCTTGGCCTGAGCCTTGCTGATGGGCGCCGGCTCAGTGGCCTCATTCAATTGGTCTAGCTTCATAGGGTCTTGCTGTCCAGTGGAGTGGTGGCGGTACGCTCGAAGATGGTCTTCTGCGAAGGCTTGTGGGAGCTTGGCGGCTTGCGCTTCGCCGTCTCCACGTGGGCCCATTGTCCCTTTATTCCGTTGAAGCGATAGAGGCGGGCCGGGATCTGCAGTGAGGCTTCATAGATGAGACGGAAGAAGGTACCATCCACTTGGTTAGCTGGATCTGGCAGCTTGTAACCCTCGGTGTACGGTTGACCGTCCGGCGGCAATGCGTCCGCCACGTAGATCTGGTTACCGTCGTATGAACCTGGAGCGCCGAAGCGGTTCGTGCCAGAGGCAAGCTCGCGGATGTTGCCACCAGTCTCGGGCCAGGCTTGTTGGGCTTCAGCCGCATTCGCCTCGGCCGCGGTGAGCGTGTCCGTTTGAATCTGCTGGACGCCATCGAAGAAGGTGCCGTCATCCACCACGTACTTCTGCGTGTCCACGGTGCCTAGGATGTCACGGTGTTCTTGACCTGGAATCAGCTGTGCGGCTTGGAAACGATAGATGATTGGGCGCCACTGAGTGGTGTAGCCGTCGGCCTGCCATGAGGTGTCGATCACCTCAAGAAACTTACGGACTGGCTTAAGGTTGTGGTCATACTGCATGGCACTGGGCAGCTCGAGCACATCACCAACGACGATAGGACGACCCAGCGCCTTCACCATCGTGGCGTAGGTGGTGGAGAAAATCCAGGTGTCGGCAATCTGAAAGCCAAACTTTGACAGGTCAGAGATGGCATCGAATGGAGTGTAGGCCACCTTGATCTGCAGTGACGACTTGGCGTAGTCGCGGTCACGATTTTCCATGAACAACATGTCTTGGATGTCGTCAAGACGAGTTGCCTGGAAATCAAACAGTTCGAGCTTGTCAACTTCCCATGGCTGGTTGCCCACCACACCAGAGAAGGACGTTGGTACGATGCGCCAGTAGCGCGCCGCCGAGGACTGCTTGATGCGGACGAGCTGGGCACTGGCATTGTCGGCCAAGTTGACAACGTCTACGCGGTACCATGATTGCTCGATGGGCAAGGTGAACATGTCGCCCACTGCAAACGGCACAGGGCCAGCGACCAGGTCAAAGGAACCCAGCTCTGAGACAAAGCGCTGACCTACATTGACCAGTCCTACTAGGAAAGTCGTGGCGCCAGTGAAGAACACCTGAAACTGAGTGGGCGTGATGGCCATCGCCATCAATGATCCCGTGGCCGAGCGCTGGTCTGGCTTGAAGTTTGCCACGTAGCCCGTACCAACTCCAGTGTACTGGATCTTGGCGGGGTCCACGTAGAAGGCGCCGTTGGAGCGCTCTACACGAACCTGAAGAGCGCGCCGTCCTGCGGTAGACTGTGTGATGCGGAACGAGGTGATGTGCTGGGTAAGAGGCTGTGGCGGGCCGTAGGCCTCCTGACCATACGACGTCTTCAGCGTGCCAAAATCATAGCCGATCCAAGCAGGCGTTGTCACCACCGCTACACCAGTTTGTGGTGAAACCCACGTGCCGACGAGTTCGTCGAACACGTTCTTCGTGCCGTTCAGCGCGTTTCCGTTGCCGACCAGATCAATCAGCTTGCCCTGCTCGTGGTTGCCGAGCAGCTTGAACACATTCAATGGTGCGCCTGAGATGTTCAGGTTCTCAGCCGCAATCTGTTCCTGCGAGGTGTCGTCACCGGTCTGCGTCAGGTCGTCGGTACCCAAGCACATCTCGGGCGGAACATACGGAGTGACGGGCGTGATTGGCGGTGTGATGCCTCCGCCAGGGTTAGTAGGGTCGTTGATCGACCCTGCGCCGGACGGGCAGTCGGAGATAGCTGGGTATGGCATTCAGATAGGCCTCTGTTCGAGGCCTATTTACGTGCGATCTGGTGTCCAGCTACTTTGGTGCCTCGGTTGCAGGCATGGTAGATTGAACTACGTGAAACACCCAATTCAATTGAAAGAGCAGCAAGATCCTTGGTGATGAAGGTAGAACCATCTGGGCGAGTGACCACCCATTCTTTTGAACGTGTTGCCCCACCCTTCTGTCCACGCTGCTTGAGCACCTCTTTATCGACCGTCTCGTAGTATTTGCGCTGGCCTGCAGCTAGGTTGGCCAATTGTTCCTCACTGCGCTTCTGGCCGCGATTGGCCTCGGCTCGCTTCGCCTTAGCGCGCTCAGTTTGATTGGGCGGTGCGTAGCCGCGCTCCTTGAAGAGGACCCAACCTGCTTTTGCAGCCTCTGAACACTTACGACGAGTTTCTTCGGTTGTAGCACTGCGCAATACGGTGCCAAGACCACCAGCACCACAATTCATACAAAGAGGATCTGACCTGAGTTCTGGGGTAATGAGTTCCTTTTCTCGCTCAGAGGCAGCTTCTCGCGTTGAGAACGTCTCAAGTGTCTCTCTGATGTGTTGATCGCGGCCATGTTTAGCAACAGATCGATTCAGTCTGACGCCACTTCCCAAATAGCGGTCATCCAAATCATCTGTTGAATGAAGTCCAATGTAGTAGCGGCCGGTAACAAGACATGTTGTCTTGTAGACGATGTGATATTTGCGGCGCTGGGCACGAACAGTTTGTGACATAGCAAAAAAGGTCTGCAGTTGAAGACAGGCCTATTTAGCGTGGCCGGCAGTTTTGTTACGTCAGCCCCACATAAAACTGACATTGCCTACGGACGCCAGCTCGCCCGACTCGTAGTTGAGGATCTGTTCACGCAGGTCGGTGAAGTCCAAGCGAGCTTCGGACAGCAGTTGGTCACCGTTAAGGGTGATGGTGCCAGCTGGACCGGGTGTACCGGAGGTGTACTTTGAACGGATGAGACCCAAGATCTCCTTGCATTCGGCCATGGCCCAACCTTGCAGCCACTGCTTGCACCAGCGATCCAGAAGAAGCTCCTGCTCAGTGCGCTCGATGGTGGCCTCAATCACCACCTTCTCATTCTCTGGAATACGGCGCGTAACGTACAGCTCACGACGTGCCTCGTTCCAGGTGAAGGTGAAGTCGCCGGCGAACACCTTCTGGAACTCCTCAGACAGCGAGTGCACCAGGTGGATCGACAGCAGGTCGGTGTGTTGTGAGGAGTAGTACTGGTTCAGGAACGTCTGGAAGTAGATGTTGTTCTCACCAGACAGCGTCGTCGCGCCAAGGATGTTCAGGCGGTGGATGCGTTGGATGGTGACAATCCGGTCCGTGGCGTCTGTTGGTGAGTTCATGAAGTACAACTGCTGGTTGGCCAGCATGGTGTACATGATGAAGCGACGCTCGTAGGCGCCGCCCGACAGCTGACGGTACGTGTCTAGCGCGTTGTCGATGGCAATGTTGAACTGTTCTTCGCCCAGCTCTACGCAGCGAGCTGGCCAACCAAGCTGGGCCTTGAGGATCTTGATCAAACGCAGACGCTCGTCGTACGAACCGTCCGAGCCGATACCCACCTTGTCGGAGGTTGGAGTACCCTGTTGATCCGTGTTGGCTTGGATCCACTTGGTGCCTGTAAACACCATGAGGTTACGGTGCTTGGTGTTGTAGAACAACAGTCCCTTGTATGGCACCGGCAGCTCTTGGTTCTGCTGGATGAACTTCACCGTGAA